GCTCGGAGACCGGCCCCTACTGTAACAAAAATAAGTCGTAAAAGGGTAGTATAACCCAAAATATGTAACGCGAAAAGGGTACTATTTTACCTTTTTCGCTTTTTTATTGTTCTTGAACATCAAGGTGTATTCTTTGACTATTTGCCAGTCTGATTCCTTTTTGCTTCCCTTGTCGCGCTCCTTAACGGTTAGGCGCTTATCAAGGTGCTCGGTCTTCTTTTCCTTTTCTACCTTTGAAGCCTTCTCAGTCTTGTTCGTAATTGCGGCTAAAGAGGGCATGGAAAGAAGCGTTACAACCAGGAGAATACGGATCATAGGGACCTCCATTCCTGTTTGTATTGTGGCCACGTGGCGTTCAAGATCTGGTTTGTCTCGCTGCACTTGTCACAGACGTGGGTATAAAAGTACTCTTTTTCGGAGTATGGGGCTGGTGTCGCCTTGCCGTTAAATACCATTTGACCGCCACAACGTCCATGCGGATAGGCTTTTCTCAATGTTATAAACTCGCCGCGTTCCCACAAATCAGACACAGGACCATCTGCGGGCATACTATAACGGCACCTAAAGCAATTACAGATGCGTTTAACTGGTTCATTGGCCTCTTGAACAGCTTTCAAGTTAGAGAGGCCTTCTGACCATACTGAAGACCTGACTTTCTCCTTGGCTGGGATGTCTTTATTTGTCAGCACTTGTAATCCCTTAAAGAAGGGAAGAAATGCCAAAACAACGATCACTGTCAGTATGATTGTGCAAATACATGGACTTATGTTCTTCATAGTGTCTCCAAAATAATGCCGTTTTTCACGGCGTTCGTTACGCCATTGATGACCATATTGGTGGTCGCCCCTTCCCAGATGTTGTCTCCGTCGTCGATCAACAGCGTCCCGAGCAGATCGAATCCTTTACCGCTTCCGGTTGGGCTTCCAAACAGAGCTTCTCCATTCCAGTCCCGGACAGAGTTTGTGAAGGCAATTGGGATCTCACAGCGGAACCAGTAGCAAGTGTGCGTGCCGGACTGCAGTGTTATAGGCACCAATACAGGAAAGGAGTTCGTTGTCGTCTCAGAGCTGAAGCGTTCAACCGTTCCGTCATCCCTGGTGCGTGCGTACTCGATCAGGATCACGGCAGGGTTAGTTGTCGCCGCCTCGTTAAAAGCAACGTAGTGATCTTCGCACGCCTTTCCGTTGACGTTGGTAGGCTGCACCCACACCGTACGGCCCAATACGTTCTGGCGGTCGTGATACGGAAGCCTGTCCGGGCTGTGCCAATCAAACGACAGGACCACGGTATTGTTTGTTTCAACGAAAGACTGGACCGCTGCTGACACATTGGTCGCTGTTGCGATTGCGTTGGTTGCGATAGATACCGAACTGACAGCCTGGGTGTTCGCCTGATAAGCTGGCATCAAAGCCCACTCCTGGCCGTGCCAGAAAAGCATCCGGAACAAAGAGGCTGCAGGATTGACTCCCTTGCTCCCGCCGCTAAGGGTGCACATGCACACAAGCATGAACGCCACGACCTGCCCAGGGATTCCAAGCGACTTCCACACGCGGGACAGTTCTGCCATGTACTGACGCGCTGCTCCGCTTTCGTAATAGCGTGCAATCAGATACGCACAGAACAGAATGGCGATAAAGAAAATCAGCATATAGCTCCTTACATAGGGGTGGGTTTGACAACGATTCCACCCACGACCTGATATAGGTTCGTCACTGACTGGACAACATTCGTCAGCGTGCAAGTCGCCCCCGCTCGACCGTCGACCGTGATCCCTCCGAAAACTAGCCAATAGAGTCCTGAACCGGAAGCCCCTGTTGAGTTATCGACAATACGGAAGAATGCTTGTGTGTTATCCGGCTTCGCAAGGGTGAACTGATACGCTCGAACGGCATTCGTCACGCCTTCAGGAATGTCAGTGATCGCGACTGTGGCAGTGATGTTAGACCATGCTCCGCCGTTTAAGGATTGCCGCCAGTCCAGCACGGGTGCAACCAGCGGAACCTGCTTGACGCTTCCGACAATGACGACATTTGAACTTGCAACGGCTACGCTATGGATTCGAATCGTCTGATTAGACGCGTCGTAAGGTACTCCGCCGATGCTCTGCACATAAACGGTGGAGGTCACCACGAAGTTGGTCCTGTATTGATCCGTGCGAGCCATTGCCGCAATTGCAACTGTCTGGGCAGCCGTAGCCGACGCCTGTAAAGCCTGTGCCTCGGTAAGCGTTGTCTCGGCTGTGGTCGTTGCATCGTTTACCTGCGCTGGGGTGGCTATGCTTTGAGCAGGACGCGTATTGCCAGAGTCATCAATCAAGACGGCTTTGCCAATCTCATTTGTTGTGGCCGCAATCAGGGACAAAGGGAAAAGAAAGAGGGCTATATACTTCATGGCAAAATCTCCTGGACTGCAAAGGTTCCGTTTGTGATGTCCCAGTACATGCGATAGGTCGCGTTTGTTCCGGCTGCTGTCCACGTTAGTGAGCTTCTTATCATTGTTGGGTGGGCCAGCGCGGACGCGTTGTGCACGTCGATTGGTACGCTTGCTGGAATTGTTAAGCTAAAGAACGTTGGAGTTCCTGTTCCTGTTCCGATGTAAAGGTTTCGAGCGCTTGTAGCGTTTCCACCCATTCGTTTAAGTCTTGCACACACGCGAAATGCGTTGGTGCTGACGGATGGGACATATATGGAAATTGATGTTTTGCCCATGGATGCCGGGATTGTGAATGGTGGCCCGCCGTCGCCCCATTCGCTCATTACGTCTGTTTCTAGGTCTCTTCGATAGATTTCGAGTTTGTACTGTTGGTCGCCTGCTTCGTTCTCGTATGCGTAAATATCGGCGTTGACGTATGTTCCCTGGACAGTTGTGAATGTGTTATTAGTATCTCCAACTGCAAGTACATAATCTCCGACATTTCCCGCAAGGAGTGCGACTACTGCGTTGGTTGCCAGTAAGCTTCCAGATGAGTCGCCCACATAGGTAGCGTTTGTTGGGGAGAATGTAAAAGCCGTTGTTTTGGCTGCGGTCATTCTAACGACGAAGTTGGCCGATGATGATTGCGCTATTTGGTTGGATACTGTTGAAGCGCTGACAAAGTTGCTTGGGTTGGTGTTAGAATAAGCCCCAACTCGTGCAGCCGTAACAGAATGAGGATTGTCAGTTCGACTTAGATGTGCTACCGCTGCTAAGAATTCTGCTGAATTCGTAGAAACCACTCCGCTTAAATCAATAGTTGCCACTGCCGCCTGAAGATCCGCCACCGATGCGAAGGTCTTCACAGTGTTTGTGAATATTCCAGTTGTTTTGTAAATGAAAAAAGAGCCGTAAGCCCCGTCTTGCGGTTGGACAGAAAAGGGGAAACCAACAGGTTCTAATGTCACATACCAAGCCGATGGAGGGTAGTCGGAATCTATTCGCGTGTTTAATGATCCGCTTTCTCCAACTGTAATAGTCCAGCCATTATCTGTCACGGTAGTTGTTGGATTAACTAGGTCTTTTGGAAACGTATATCCAGAAGGAAAAAGAGGGGGCATAAGGTTTCCGCTGAGGACATCCTCACCATAGGTAATCGTGTACTCTTCAACATTACCTGAGTTGACGAGCAACACAAGATTGGTTCCTGAAATTCTCACGAAATAGTTGCTGTCCAGGCTGACGATCTTGGTATTGTCATACGATGGTATCTGTGCGGCCGTGATCCACGGCGGGTTCGTGATCGATGCAGCGTCATGCTCATGGCTCGACGGAGTATAGGTTGAAGGTGGATTTGTGATAGAGGACCATGCCTGATTATGATCGCTTGGTGGAAATATGGTTGGTTTACCTGAAATATCGTTCCAGGATGGAAGCCAATCGAATGCCCTATACAGACCCGCGTGAGAACCCCAGCTAAAGGCGATGGATGCCTTAAAAACTGTAGAAGTATATGTTGCATCCGTCGCGCTTACCTTCCCAGCCATTTCCGTCCAAAAGTTTGTTGACCAAGAGACTGGCAACGGGCTATTTGTGGAAGGGTAGTATAGGCCGGATAACTTGACTATGCCGCTTGCCCGCATGATCCGGGAGGCGTTCGCCTGGGCGCATTCAAGCGTCCAGGTTCCGGTTGTAAGCTGGTACGGAAGCCAGTCCTCGACGCTGATCCGGACGCTGGCCGTTCCGTTGGATCCAGCCGTGCCGCTAATCTGGAAGGATGTCCCGGCTTCCATTCCATTGGTTGTGGCGTGCAAGGTGACGGTTGCGCCGGTGATATCCATGACAGTACCGTATGAAAGGAACTGCATATCAAGGTCGACCGTCTCGCCTCGGCGAAGATTGAGCTGGTTCTCTTGAGGGTTGGATGTCTCAAGCTGGCGCTTGATCCGGCTCACGCTGATTTGGGCGGTTGCCGTCAGTGATAGCATCAATGCTGTCAGTAGTAGGATTGTTCTCATTATGGCCTCCATGCTGGTGTGTTAGTGGCTGGCGTAAAGCCACGCCCAAGGTGAGTAAAGTTCCAGTCGACAACTATCATGATCCGTGAGTAGTTAAGTCTGTAGCCTACGCTGTACAGGTATTGCCAGCCAATTTCCCTAGGCCCGCTCGATGCAGTAGTCCAATCAAAGTAAGCGTAGCGGCTGGCAGGGTCTGCGTGTGTAATAGTACGCTCTGGGAGGTCAAAAGTGATAGGGCCTGTGGGGCTGTTGGTCTCATATATCTTTGTAAAAATAGCACGGTCTGTAAGCCCCAGATTGCCTGCCCCGTAATATTGACGGTCCAGTCCGTTTATTCGAGTTGATGGAACGGAGTGACTTGGTGTATTAAAAGTCAATCCGGGAGATGATATACCGAAGTTACCCTGATTCCAGTATTCGCCGTCGACCGTATGAGAATAGAAATCGCCAAGTGCTGTCCATGAGTAATAGGACTCAGTACTTGTTTCTATTGCTTCAGCCACGGCATAAACTTTGACGGCTGCCACGAAATTATTAGTCAGCGCCCAAAGCGACGGATAAACCACGCTGCACCCTGTAAAGGCATTATGCTTGCGTTCGTTGGAATATCCAAAAATGGTGACGTAGCTCCACCATTCCGGAGTAGAATCGATTGTCGCCAAGCCGCGTTCTTGAAACGAAAACAAAGTTTCGGCGAAGTAGATTGGCGAGGTAGCTGCATAATTATTGGTCGCTGTTTGGGTGATAGCCGAGAAGTCGGCCAGCAGATCAGCTTTCGTGTAGCTGTCATAATAAGCCGGTGCGTCGCCAGAGCCGTACTCAAACTCGCTGACATAGTTCGTATAAGGATGGCTGTAAACAATCTCAGTACGGCCTGTGCAGGTCAAAGCATTTATACCGCCGATATAGACGGTCCGGTTCAAGTTCGTCAGGATCTGGGCGAAGGCATTCAGCTTGTTGGTCGTTATCCGGCGGTCATCCGTTGCCGTAAAAGCCGAGGCGACTGCGTTTGACGTTGCCGTGGCCGTGATAGCTGAAGAAGTCGAAAGGTCAGATGTCACGTTGAAATAAGCATTTGTTTTAGCATAAGCAGCTGTTTTAACTGATATCGCAACATAGATTGGCGCGACATTCGTCTGAGCTGGAACCCATATTTTGAGGACGGAAAGCGAGTTCGTAGGTGTCGGAATCGGATAGCCAGGATAATAAGGTTCCGGATATGCCATCACGTCTAAAAACTGATATGATGGACCGCCACCGCCAGAATACATAAACAAATAATCCCCGGCGACAATGCTCCAAGCCAGGCTTTCGTAGGCTGCTGCCCCTTCTTTCTTGATATAAAAATTAATCTGCCAGTTTTGCGCCCACGTCTTATTAATGGAATAGTCAGTTTCGTAAGGTCCACCAGAGTAGTTATAGAGGTAAATCGGAGAAGCGGCCGATGGAGGCTGAACGTATGCAGATTGAATGGATGTGTGGCCGGAGACATCCATGATGCTGCAAAGCGAATAGCCGGGATTGTTGGTATCCGTCAAGCTGGCATTAAACGTCAAGGCAAGCGAATTCGTGCTGAGCCAGAAAAGGTTTGTATATGCCACATTGCTTGCCGAGTAGGCAAACATGGTCACACGGCTATGCGTCGGATAACTCCATTGCTCCCAGGGAAAGGCATAGGACCACTCAAAAGGCCACCCGGAGCCTGCGGTCTGAAATCCGTTGGTATTAGACAGGCTTAAGGCTGCGCCACGGCCGTAGACGAGATTAGCCAGGGGGACGTTTGTCAGGCTTACGGCCGTGTAGATCGGTCCTGATCCGTCATCGGTCGTAATGGTCTCATGGAAAAGGCTGTTGTTTGTCCATTGCCGGCTTGCGGTCGTAACGATGGTATCTGCAAAGGTGTTGGTCGAATACTGATAATAGCGATTAGTCACGGCCCAGCCGCCGCCGTTCAGTTCATCCACCACGTATCCGGCCACTTCCTGCGTGTCGCAATAGCTGCCATAAGAAACAGCCAGCTCGGCTGTGTTGGAGAAGGTTGCCGATGTCCAGAATATAGCCCCGTCTGACTTAGTAACGACCTGACGGACCTTGTTGGCCATGTTCAGGATGTCCTGATATTTGGTAGGCGAATAGATGCTGTTTGAGGGGTAAGCGTTGCCATAGCTGTTGACGGATTCCCAGTCCGGAACCTGCGTTCCAGTCAGGTAAGGCACGACTAGGACCTCTTGAACCTGCTCAAAGATATCGGCGGTATCCTCACCCATGACGCGCGGATCAGCGGGACGGTTAAGCCAGACTACCCCTGCAACCAGGATTGCAGCAGAGATATAGTAATGACCGTATTTAATCATGCTACTCATGGAATAGAATAACACTCCCCCTGCGGTCGCAGGTCACTGTGCAGGTCTGGCCGTCCGAGCTGGCCGTGATGTCATAGAGAGCCAACGGCAGCAATTCAGGTGTCGCTGGTGTCCAGACGTAATTCATCGCCGCCGTAATGACACCCGTGCTTGTATTGTAGACTACACACACAACGCCATTTGCAATGGTAACCGTGGGCTCGGTAGCCAATGTCAGATATTGGCTCTGGATCTGGAAGTGGCAGCGCGTCAATGTAATGATCCCGGAGGATATGCTTTTAATGTCAAAGGCTCGTGGATAAACGTTTGTTACCGGGCGAGACTCACGGCTTGGCTGCTGTGCAAGTGAAATTATTTTACCGTTAAGTGTCTGCTTTTCGGACAACCCGAGACCGGTCGTGACATTGTTTTTGATGATGGATATTACCATCGCTCTAATGTCATCTGCCCGAATCTCTTCTTCTTTTTTGGGTTGTCTTAACGAGTTCATACAGCCGGCGTTTCATATAAGTCTGTATCCCAGGAGTCAGCACCCTGCCAAGTTTCCGTCCGTAGCCACGTCTTATCCTGCTGCTGAACTGCTTGATCCGAGTTCTTCAGATACACATAATCCGCAATGTTTACCGTTGGCGTTTCGATCATTGCGCAATTGCCTGTATTCGGCATGCTGCTGTAGGTCGATTTTTTTGATATGACAGGGGAAAACGCAAGATAACCCTCAATCCCTGCTGCAAGCTTCTGGCAAACCTTCAGTGCTTCGCTATCTGCAGGTAGATCTTCCCAGTCAGCATCAACCATCGGATCCGCCTCGCGTGTCAATGTGTTTAGAGGCACTTGATAGTTGCGCTTGCGCTGCTGCGGTGAATCCCTCCAGGCTGATACCAGATCAATGCAGGTCTGTGTTGCACCGCTTCCCTGGGAGACGAGTTTAGGGTTGGAAGTCAAAGGCTTCTCAATAGAAACCCAGTTAATTTCCCATGTGGTATCCAAAGCGTCAGGATATGTGTCGGTCGTGGTACCCTTGCTAACGATATTAAGCGTAAGCTTTGCCATTGCTCCCGGAAGCAGACGCATATCAGTTGATAGAATAACCCAGTCAATTTCATACGTGCTGCCCTTAGCATACACACCATTCTGAAGGGCCTCCATGGTTGTACGCTTGCCCTTGATAACCACTTGCCGAGTAATCGTATCAGCAACCGTCTTGCCGCCCTCAGCCTGGACTTGGTTGTCACAGTTGCCTTTATAAGTTACTGGAGTGCTCATGCGTATACTGCCTTTGTTGATGTGCTTTTGTCTGCGATGCGCTGCAGGACATTTAGCATGGACTTGGAAATAGAGACGTGCTCGCGGGTCATATCCGCAAGCCGGGATGTAGAGTCGCTACCGCCGATGGTTCCGCCGATCCGCTGGAGGGCGTCTGTGGCCGCTGCCTGACCGGCTGCGTTGGAAAGCGCCTTGATTGGGCTGTCCGGGAGAGCGATTGCTCCTGTGCCTTCAGGCCCCTTCTGGTTTGCCGAGGTGTACAGGTCGCGTTTCTTTTGCTGATAGGTGGTAGAAGCGGCATTGAAAGCGTCTGAAATTTCTTTTTTCTCCTGGCTCGCATCGTAAATCTTGTTTCCTTTGCCGCCTTGCGCCATGCCCTGCAGGTCTTCAAGGTTCTGCGTCCACATGTCCTTCATGCTCGTCATCTGGAATCCCTCGAGCCCTAGAACCTTGTTGACTCCAGGTATCTTGGACAGGCCGAGCATGATAGCTTCAAGCTGCACTTGCCAGCCGGTTGCGAAGGCTGCGAGCGGATCGGATAGGATGTCCCAGATTGCCTTGCCGATGTCCATGAAGACGCTGATAATCCCGTTGGCTGCTTCTTTGATGCCGATCATTAAAAGGTTGCCTACCAGGATACCCCAGTCATTCTGCCGGAACATCTGTACGACCGTACCGATGAAATCGCCGATCATCTGGCCTACCCCTGTAAGGTCAATCCCATCCAATGCAGCCGTCACTTCGTCAAACATAGGAGCGATCCCCTCGGCTATGCCAGCCCAGAAGCCCTTGGTCTTTTCCTTGATACGGCCCATGCGGTCGCTGATATTGTCAAAGGCTGCCGCGCTTCGGTTCATGACGCCTGGCAGACTCCCGAGGCTGTTGGCTGCCGTGCTGATGGCATTGGGGTCCTTTAGGAAGGAAAGCATCTGATTGCCGGATCGCCCGAAGATGCCCATGGCTGCAGCCGTCTGTTCGGTAGGGGATGCCAAGTTACGGATCGCCGCACCGATGGTGTCAAACTGCTGCTGCGCCCCCATGCCTTTGAGCGCTTCCATGGAAAGCCCTAGGCGGTCAAACATCTTGTTTGTAGGCTCGCCATTCTCACTGACCCCAGCAAGGCTCCGGCGCATGATCGCTAAAGTCTGACCGAGAGATTCAGCACCTACACCCGTATCCGTGAAGGCTTGCTTCAGAATCATGAGTTGTCCGGGTGCTTCACCCGTCTGAGCGGATAGATCCGTCAGGGCTCCGCCCAGGTCAAACGCATCCTTAAGCTTGCCGCCAACGTCCATGGCAACGTTAGCCAGCAGCTTCATGCCTTCGACAGCCTTTCCGAGTGGGGTCGTGAACGCCCCGCCGTCGAGCTTAAGGATTGCGCTTAGTACGAGTGCCATGTTTAGTTTCCTTGATAATTCCTACTTTTTTGCGAAGCTTGTCCAGGGCTTCCACTTCTTCCAGGGTGAATCCGGTGCTCTCACCGCTTGCCGACTTGATCTGCCTCCACATCAGCATCAGCTGGGATACGGAGGTTTCCATAATCTCGGTCCACGACCATCCGAAATTAAGCGCGATGGTCGCGGCGAGGGCGACTATCCAGCCGTCTCCGTTTTTTTTTGACCGTCTTCTGATCCGGAGGCAGGAACCATGCCTTGAGGGGCTACGTCACTGATGCGCTGCATGATGCGCTTCATGGCCTGTACGAGCTTGGCTCCATCCATGACGGGTATTCCCTCGCCCCACTCACAGACGGCCCTGTCAAAGCTCTTATCGGCCAGCATGCGCTTGCATTCAAACGCAGGGGTGGCCAATACGAAAATAGTCGGCAGCACATCGCCAAGGGTGATGTCTTTAGCCTTCTTCCCGGACATGACAGGGCTGTTGATCGCCTCAAGGATCGCAGCCTTAGACAGAGAAACTTCGGAAAGCGTGACCTTTCCGACCGTCTCGCCGCATGCATTGATTGCCGCCAAAGCGGATTTTGGATTATCCATAGAGTCCTTTCTCCGGATCCGATTAAGCGAACGTGCTGTTCGTGTACTTCTTAGCCGTGATGGACCACTTGGTCAGTCCCTTGCCTTCGGCATTCTTTTCGCTGCTCATGACAAGCAATCCGGCTACGCCGTCGATCTGGAGAACAGTTCCAGCGTCAGGCTTCGTACCGGCTGACGGTGCCAGAATTTCAAGCTGCACTGTCGATTCGATGTCATAAACGACTTCTCCGACCGTCGCGCCCATGCTGTTGGGTACGGGTTCGGTTTTCGCGTCATCCTTGAGGGAGTGACTCAGGCAAGTGCCGAGCGTCGTGATTCCGTCCGCTCCCCACTTGACATTCGATCCGCCTTTGATTGTGTATGTGTTCGCCATAAATACCTCTATTCCTCTGTTGTTTCTTCAACTTCATCCGCATAAAGCGGCTCATAACGCAGGGCGTAGCCGTGCATCGCGCTGCCGTCCTGATACTGCAAGGGAACCATTCCCTTATAGACAGCCTGTGATACCAGGTCAGTAATGTCTTCCGTCCGGATCAACTTGCGAAGGGATGCTATCTTATCCAACACGGATATTGAATCTCTGCCGTCCCGTATCTTCAGCCCCTGCTTCTGTGCCACGCCGATCCGGATGTTCGGACGTAGAAGCGTATCTTCCAGGAATTCATCATTGGCGGGTTCATCACCGCCATAGAACAGGACAACCGCGCAGCCGTTAGTCTGTCCGGCTGAAAGTAGATCTATCGCATGCGCCGGATCATCCGCAACCGTGACGCGAGCGTTGTTATCAGCCGCCCACTTGGTACGGATAAGCTCTTCGTATGCGCTCAAAAGTTGTGAAGGTGTCATGTTCATGCCATCAGTCCTGTGGTTGGGGTCGCCGCGAGTTCGACAGTCTGGGCCTCACCGGCTCCGCTCGCCCCTGCGTCCGGGCGTTCAGCCCCGGATGACAGGTTTGTCAGCCGCTTTTCAGCAGCGTTGGCTTGCGAAGAGAAAGGATTGGCCTTATCCGTGAACCCACGGCGACGGAAGAGGATCTCCAGGATAAAGACCTTCAAGGCATAAGCCGCCGGTGCCGCGTATTCAGAAGGTGTCGCCCCGCCGAATGCGTTTGTCACGCGATCGGCTGCCGAGGCCTGCACCTGCGTCCATGCCGCTTCATCTGCCGTGCCGTCTTTGTTGTCATCCAGCGCGTCAGTGATATCCGTCAGCGTCATCTCACCTTGAAGGTCTGTTATTTCCATGGTTATCCCCTTGGACTATGCAACTGCTGCCCAAGCCGTCACGGCGATGCCGCCGCGATAGGCCAGGAACGGGAGCGTCAGGAATGCTTCGCCGCGAGCGTCTGTACCATAGAGGTACTCATTGCGCATGAACACGTTCTCATCCGTGTCTTTGGCCATAGCCGTAAACACAGGCAACTTGCGCTGCTGGACGCATACCGGCTTGATGCCAGCCTTCTCGGCGAGAATGAACCAGGCAGCCGCGTTATCGCCGACAAGGTTCTCATCCACGCGGACCTGCAGGCTCATAGCCGGGGAGACGTTGGACACGCTCACCGCTCCGTCGCTGATCAGCGTCGCCTCGCAGATAGCCTTAGCCGTCGCTTCCAGGCTCGGGCCGACTACCAGGTACTTAGGCGTGACCTTTGCGGGCTGGTTGCCGTAGAGCATCCAGGAGCGCATGGTTGACAGGCCAGTTTCGACAGCGGCCTTCGACAGGGCCGTTGTAGCGCAGTTCGTGATGCTAATGTTAAGATCAGCATTCAGAATGCGGCCTGTGCAGAAGAACTTATTCTGGTCCGCCCAGTTTCCGTTTGCCAGGAGAGCGGCGATCCCGAGTTCCTTCCAGAGTTCCTGCGCGGCGGCACCCATGGAGGACATCAAGGGCGAATAAACGCCGAAGTTATCATCTTCGATTGCCGTGCGGGGAACACCGATAGTGCTCTCGAAACTACGGTTTGTCACAGTGATCTCGCCGACGTTGAGGTTATTGATCTGGCGTTCGCCGATCCATTCCTTCATGCCCGGAACCTGGTTGAGCCATGCGTGAACAGTGGCTGCACCGGAAACGACCATCATCATGGCCAGCTCAGTAACGATAAGCTGGTTGACGTAAGCGCGTGTCATCGCGTTCGCCATCGCATCATTGAATCCAGTTTTGTACGTCTGGAAAAGGGATGCCAAACTTGCTGCATTGATAATCATAGTAGTATTTTCTCGTTTTGGGGTTTTGGTTTGGGGGCGGGCCTCACACGAGGCCACGCCCTAAGATCAGGTTCCTACGGTCATCGTAGTGCTGCCAAGATTAATGGCAACCCACACGGAACCGGTTGAAATGAATCGGACAGCCGCGCCGATCCGATGGCCAGTGCCATACGTGATACTGTCAGCAGCTGCATCATTCGGCGCGATCAGCGTGTCAGCCGTAGCAGCCGAAACAGTGGGTGCGCATGAGTCACTGCCGATGATGACAAGATCAAACCACGAACCAGCAGCCGCCCCGTTCGCCGGTAGCGTAATGGCCACGGTGTTGTTGGTATTGAGCAGCAACACCTTGCCGTAGTGCGCACTGGTGATGGAGAGGGTTGTCGCCGTGATTGCAACGGTAGACTGCACAGACGGCCTCAAAGCCCCGGTTACAGTCAGCGTTCCGCCGACCGTCGCCTCGCCGGTGATGTCCGCCGTTCCGGTTGCCGTGAGATTTTCCACGGTCGCCGTGAGCAAGACATCCTGATTGTAGGTGTCCACCCATACGCCGTAGGCATCAACGTCGACCACGCGGCCGGCCGGGATGTCATTGACAGCCGATGCCGATTTCCAGACGCATACCGAATTACTGACGTAAGCCAGCTTTCCGATATCCCCGTCATCAAAGCTCGCGCCATTCGTCCATCGGAACACCCCGCGCTTGATCAGCACGGTTGCGCCTACTGCCGCTGACTCTTCCGCACGGCCAAGGACTGCATAGTTTGCGGTGTCCGCAGCCGGATAGGCTTCGTCATCGCTCGACAGGATCGCAACCATCTCGCCCTTGACAATCGCCGCCCCTGCAGTAAGCTGCACGAACTGGCCATCACGCTCAGGCGTATCACGCTCAGCGGCGATCACACAGGATGCCAGCGACAACGCGACCATAATCAACACATTCAATTTCTTCATTTTCATTTCCTCAATTTCAGTTTCAAGTTCCAGGCTTCCACCTTTAACTTTTTACTTTTTACTTACCTTTACCGTATACCTTCTCTGGATCCTGACCGCAGGCCAGAGCAATCGCACGCTGTTCTTCCGTGATCGTACCGATAGCGCCTTCAGCCACATGGGCCGGAGTCTGGGCGCTCAAGGGAACCGTCACCGGCAATGCCGCGACATGCTGCTTCAGGGCGTCCAGCGAGAGCTGGCCGATAGCTTCAGCATTCAAAGCCACTACTTTGCCTTCGATCCGTGCCGACAGAATGACCTGCTCTTTATCGCGCTTGGTCATCTCGGTGCGGAAACCTTCAATGCTTGCATTCAGCGGGGCTACCGCGTCATTGACAAGCTTTGCGACATCCACGCTCAAAGGAGCGGGTGCTGCAGGGGCCTTCATGGCCGCTTCCAAAGCTTCCATGATCTGTTCGTCCGTTGCTTCCGGAGCGAGTTTGAGCATGGCAATCAGTTTATCTCTCATGAGTTGTTCCTTGTTTTGGTTAGTACTTACCAGCAATGCACTCAGAGGCACATCAACGAATTCCATTCCCGGCACCGCGCCGACGCGGCACAGCGCCACGCTGGTGATCCCCACTACGTTTCCCTGCTTATCGCACAGGGGCGTAGCTGATACGTCAGCATAGTTATGCGCCTTGTCGAGTCCGAGCGGAGTCCACGAATGAATCAGCATGTACACGCCATCCTTCGGCACAACTTCAAAGCCCACGTATCCGGCCACGTCACGCGGCTCTTTCGAATCCGCATAAGCCGTGGTGCCGGGCGTAGTGTTGTGTTCGAAGTCAAGCGGCACCTGGTTGAACGGGTAGACAGGACTCTTCATGTTCGAGAGCAGCATGTCGCCCACTACGACCTTTGCGCCCCGCGCATTCAGATTCTCGCCCCAGTTCAATACCTTCACGCGCTTCGGCAGTTTGCCAGCCTCTATCAGGCTTGGCATTGCCGCCGCGAGTGTGATGACGCATCCATTTTTCTGTGTCGCCCAGTGATTGCTTTTCATGGCCGGAATATTATCTTAATCCGTTATATAGCGCGTGTGCGCGTGGGGTCCATGGGGGAAGTTCTAAAGTTCTAAAATGCTAAAGTTCTAAAGTAAAATGAAAAAGCCGCGCCAACGAGTGGCAGCGGCTAGAATTTTAGAACTCTCGAACTTTAGAACTTTAGAACTGTTTCTTCAGATGGCCCTCCAAGACTTCCTTGATCGCCTTTTCAGCTGCAGGCAGCGCGGTCCCGTTGGCTGCTATCGGAATGAAGGGACGCGCCGGTATGTTCTTATAACCGAAGTTCTGAGCATTCGCCTGGGGCCGGTCGCTGCCGATCTCGATCTGGTCGCTCTGCGGCGCATTCGCCATCAGAGAGCGCATGAGAATGCCTTCATCCTTCAGCGGCTTGTCATGCCCCTTACGCTTGATCGTTGCAGCTGACAATGCTGGCCATGACGTCATGCGCATGCGCATGCCTGGATTGTTGAACGACTGCTCGCCAATCCCGATGACAGCTTCAGCCGCAAGCTTCAGCAATGGCCGCTTATCCTTCATCTTATCCATTGCCCTACGCAAGTCCGGGCTGATCAAGTCGCGTATGTTTAGTTCAGCACTCATTAGCTTATCGCCTTAAAGTCCGGGTGAATGGCCCCGCCATTAGGACATACGTTTGCAAAGTGTTCGCACTTGCCCTTACGGCAGCTATACCGTTCAAACAGCCCGTTCGCACCTCTAGCCTCAAATACATTTTTTGCCTGATGATAGCGCCCGCAACAATGACGCAGAGGACAGTTTCCGTTTACGCATTTCTTATCCATTGCCCACCTCCCCAGTTTCAAGTTTCGAGTTTCCAGTTTCAACCTTCTTCACATAATCATCCAAGTGGCAACCGATACGAAGCAGCATAGCGATTGTCTGGACAAGCTCTCTCCGTGCAAGCTCCCTATTGCCGATCAAAGCGGCCTCCAAAAACTCCATGTATTCTTCACCAAAAATAGAGTACCCGGTACAACCGTCTTTCGATTCATTATTAAATCTGGCTCTGTTGAGCTGGGCTTCAACCTCGGCTAAACTGTCAGCAGGATACAGCACATCCGGCCACTCCGGATAATACTCGACTGCACTATAAAGCTCCACAATCGCATCATCACATAAAGCTTCTAGCGCCATCTGCTCTATGACTGTCTTGATTTTATTCATGTTGTCCTTTCCGTGTATTCCGTGGTGAAAAAAGTTATAACAGTTCCACTATAATGCCGCCAGTAAGCGAGTATGTCTTATTCCCGACAGTAAACGTATTGTTTGACGTGGAAGGCGGATAAAGATCATACTTCTGTAACCTGTTCATCTTCATATCCTGTTCAACAAGTTTGAAGTTCTCATTACTGATTCTTATGTGATTCGTCAGGCATGACCACGCAGCCACCTCATTCATGTCGACAGCGTCGCAATTCTTGGCAATACTGATAATCGCCTTCCACATGCGTCGATTATTGATTACATCCAGATACGATCCGCAAGTCATTACTAAAACACAAATTCCCAGTAAAAAAATTGCGTAATCCCTCAAATCCATCCGTGTAATTAAACTTTTTTTCATTTTATTATCCTTTGTGTCTTTGTGTTCTTTGTGGTTAAACTCTCTTCGCCTCGCCGTTCAGTTCCATCAGATTCTTTTCCTTGCCGCCGATCTCAACCTTGGTCGACCGGAAAGCCGTCGTGATATCCTTCCACTGATCCGGCGTGTAATCTTCTGCCATCCGGTCCATGTCCACCGTCAGATCCTTCGGGCTGAAGCTGAACCCATTCTGAGAAGGCCCCGGCAGCGCTTTACTGTCCGCAATACCCTTCTCTTCAGCCTGGCTCTTCGTCATCTTAATCACCATGCACCGGCAGCCCCAGTCCCACGGCGGGTAGTGCGTGTCCCAGAACGGATCATCCCAGGGAAGCACCTTTCCATTGAGCGCGGCATGCTCTGCGCGTTCCTTGCCGTCTGCCATGGTCACATACATCCAGTAAGGGAAGGCGTCTGACACTTCCACGGCCGACGCATAGCGCCCGACCGCGTAAGCCTCAAAGCCGTTGACGCGCATGATCAGCTGCGCCCGAGCCTTTGCGCCCTCGACATCGCCGATCTCGGCTGCTATCTCATTGCGGACCTTGCGCCAGTCGCCGCCCTCGGGGATCTGGGCAACCAGATCCTGGATGCGCCGGAGCTGCGCCAGGTCATCCAGACGCGCAGCCGTAAAGGCCCTGGACTTCAGCTGATCCGGAAGCTTCCCGAACGCCCCAGGGGTCATTGTCGCCTTGCCCCTCAAATAATTCGCCGCCACCTTGTTCTCTTGAATCTTCATTTCCGAAACCTCCTTTTGTTATTCCTAAAAATCACACCGAAAATAATGGCGCAGCAGGTAACCGGCCACAGCATGGCAAGCGCAAGGCTGCTGATCCAATTATAACGGGTGCGCCACAGATAGGTTATAAATGCATCCGTAGCCATGCACATAAGCGAAAAAGCCAAATACACTATCATGATAATTGATCCGTCTTTCATATTGTCATCTGTTTATAAATTCTGAGTGCTATCATCTGGGCTTTAAGCTCAAAGTCGTTTGTCTTCTCACGCCATTTCAACACAAGAAGTTCAATCCACTCTGGTGAGTTTACATCAAACTTCAGGCCGAAGTGAGAAGAGAGATCTACCATAATCATTTTAGCTGCATACGAGCTCGAAAGATAATTAAGGTTATGCCTAATAACTTTAGCCCACGAATTGACTATCTGCTTAGATTCCCACGAAAGAGACTCATAAGGCGCATGGCGACCCAGTTTCAAGTTTCCAGTTTCAATTTTCATCTTATCCCTTCCGTGCCTTTCCGCCTGCCCGCCGTAGCTTTAGCGAAGGTGGGTGTTTTCCGTGAGCAGTCGATGTTTTCTGTTTCTGCTTCCAGCCGCCGAGCCCGTTGACATGCAGGTAATTCTCGCGCTCTTCGCTGCCATCCTCCCACATCTGCGGATTATCCATGCACTCTGCCAGGTGCCGGAACCATGAATCAAGGTCGAGGATCCAGCAGCCAGGGGAAATCTTCACAAGTTCGATATGCCCTGCCCGTGAGAGCCGCATCATGGTTTCGTATTTCCGGTTTCGGTTCATGTCCCGGAGACCAAGCGCAGCGCACAGCTCCGAACAGAGCCGGTACCACCGCCCGCCTACCGGAACAAAGTTATAGGTCCCGTCCGGCTGCGGGGCGAACTTGCCGACCTGCATAGCCGGAACCTCTGCCCCCCGCTTCGGGACGTATGCATTCTTATCCGGAGCGACCCGAAGCATGTCCGGCTTAGACAGTTCATGGAACCGCTTGGCTGCCTCTTCCGTCATCTGGCGGTTGCGCGGTTCTAAAACCAGAGCCGGACCCCCGAAAAGATCATGTTGAACTAATTTTTGTGCGTTCATCTGGCATCTCCTTTTAAAATCGCTAGAACGGGCGGGGGGAACGGGGGGAAACGGGGGGTAAGCCATCGGACGCATCAACATGCGTTTTTTCTACACCCCCCCTTAAATCGCATTTTAAAGCGGTTTCCGTCGATGCTGGCTTAGCTTGCTTTTTAGCCCTTGAGCGCAGGGTGAAGATTACCTGCCAGACCTGCTTAGCATTCGCATCCGAAAGCTTCACCTTGTGGATCTTCTCCATCAGCGAATTGGCGTAACGCATGGCTCCCTCTTCGCCGCCGAAGGATGAACCAAGCTCTTTGCATTCTTCCTTAAGACGCCAGACCGCCCGGCGCACTTCGTCTGCAGACTGCTTGATTGAGCAATGCACCTGCACCGTGCGCTTGCCGGACAGCACAAAAAATCCGTCCAAAACCTTATTGAACTCCGTCTGGTTGATAGTCCGGAAGCTCGTCTTGCAGACAAGATCCCAGAGCGTCTGCTTCCGCCAGTCATCAAACTTCACATCCGTCAGCCCCAGCTCCGTCTGTTTCTTATGGGCTGCATTCGCCGCCAGAATCAATTCGCGTACCTGCTCGCGATTCAGGAAAAACGCTCCCTGTGCGACAATCGCCTCTATATCCTTTCCCGCTTTACTCATAGTATCAGTCCCTTCTTTCAACGTCTCACTTTAAAAATCCCCCCGGACTCGTCGCCGCCGGGAGTGTCGGCGGTGTGGTTACTCCGGCTTAGACTCTTCGCCTTTGCACTTTTTCACTTTTGACTTTTCACTTTTAGCTTTCTTCTCGGCTGCCTTGGCATCCTTATCAGCCTTCGCCTTGGCTGCCTTCGCATCCGCATCAGCCTTGTCCGAATCCTTCGCCTTCAGGATATTGGCTGTGGTCTTAGCGACCGTCTTTGTACGTCTCCATACTGCTGGCATAGTTATTCACCTCCTTCCTTTTTCAGTTCAACAAAAAAGTTTTCCTTGTTCGCGATCTTCAACCCGACCGCCGCCAGGTTGGCAATCAGCCCATCCTGCTTCATCGCGTAAGCCGTCAGGATGGCATCCTTGTCCAGTTCCGTCTTCTCACGCAGGAACGGCTTGAAGCCCGGATTCAGCTTCATCATGTCAATGGTGTGCTCAATCTTCACGCCGCCGACCTGCTTCACAGCAGCCGGGCAGGTACGGAAGCCGATGATGCCATGGATCAGCTCGACGCTCTTGCGCGTCTCGAACTCCGCCTGGTTCAGCGTCGCCCACGCCTGGATATCACCGAAGAACGCCTCGGCCTTCTCCGTCAGCTCCGTCAGCTCCGTCTCATACCGCTTACGGATCGCATTAATCTTCTCCTCCATCTCCAATGTCTGCTGCTCCCGCTGAATCTCCAGCCGTGCATACTCGCCCAGGACTGTCTCCAGCTCCTCGCGGTCCCTGATCGTTGTCGGTTTCGTCATTTTCTTTGCCATAGTCTCTGTCCTTTAGAATTGCCTTATTGCCTTATTGCGTTATTGCCTTATTGAAAAAAAAGGGCAGGCCTGCGCCGCTGCCCGGTCGGCGGACCGGTTAGGCCGGTTCGTCTTTCACGTCCTGGGTCGCCACCGTGTTGGTGAACTGAACGGAGAAGAACTGATTGATCTCAGTCCCGGCCGTATTCACGCTGCTGCTCTTAGCCATCTGCATCATCGTGGGCTTGTCAGCCGCTGCGAGTGCATCGTATACCTCGAACAACTGGTTCAGCAGTGCGAACAATACCTTGCGGATATCGCCCGTAGTCCCGTCAGCCTCGGCGGCTGTCATCTCCGGAAGCGATGCGATTGGGAACGTCACGTTCGTCGCGTTCTCACTCCAGCTTGCTACCCATGTACTTGGTTTGGGGTCAAATGCCATTTCCTATTCACCTCCCTTCATGCCTGGCTGGCTCTCTTTCGTTGTTTCTAATTTATAAAGTTGTCCATGCTTTTCCCGAAGCAAAGCGACACATAAAACAGTTAAGATATCCTCGCGCTGCATATTAATATTTTCAAGGAACACTCTCACCCATGTCGGATCGTACATCATGGCCCAACGGTTAATTGCATCAAAGCCTTCAATTCCGTATGCGGATCCATCAATTTTCTTAATAATCTTGAGCATCGGAATAGTTCGATCCATTGTGTAACTAGTCATATCCTACCTCCTCTTAAGAACAGCCTGAACCGCCTCGGTCACGGCTGGCACTTCAAGCCCTCTCGTGCGGATCCGGCGGGCCACGTCCCGGACAAACGCCATGCAACCGTTCTGGATGGCAGCAGGCTTGATGATGCGGGAAGCCATAATAAGCTCCTGCTTATCCGCGTCCGGGAAGATGTTCGCCAGATAGGACCGCACATCGCGCTCGCTGAACTCAAGCTTGACGCGCTCGCTGATCCGGTTGGTCGAGAGCTGACGGGCCTCGACATACGCCGCCTTGTGAAGCTTCGCCCACATAGCCGGGATTCCGATCATGACGAATTCCCCTGGCGTCCGGTTGGTCAGGCTCTTAACCACATTCATGCAGTGGGGCCCCATGTGATGCGCCTCATCAATGATCAGGCAGCGGCGGGCGGCATTGAGCAGCTCACGGCACTTCTCAAGACGCTGCATCCCTGACAGACCTGCCACGGATTCCCATCCCAGCGCATGCAGGATCTCGCCCAGCATCGAGCTCGGGGAATCGTTCCACATATCCGTCGCCTCGATCATGACAATGCGTGAACCGTACTTACCGCACAGCACCTTGGCGGCGGTTGTCTTGCCCATGCCGGACTCGCCATCCACGAATACGACGCGATCCGTCCCCCAGCTCTTCATGACTTCCAGCACGGCCAGCCGGACTGCCACCACGGCAGGCAGATCATCATACAGAAGCTCGCCGGAGTCATTGCCGGTCATCTCCTGGATGATCGTAAAGACGCCCTTGTAGTTGTTAAGCTGCTTCTCCAGGTCATAGCCGTCCAAGTTACCCTCGCGCATATCACGGAAGGTCTTCTCGCTGCCGAGCGCAGGGAATTCCTGCATCAGCTTTTTGAGACTGAAGCCACGCCGCCCGGCGTAGCCATCAATGGCGCGGGAGATTTCCTGTATCTCAGCCGCCGCGTCAACCGTCATCTTCTCGTTACTCATTGTATGTGTCCTTTCTTTGAAATCCATCCCCGTTTTCGGAACGAAGGCTGGGGATTCCTTCTAGCCGGCCTGGCATTCGACCGTCGCCGTCTGCCAGTCTATTCCTGCTTAGTTCTTTCGCTGCCCAAGCTCAGCACCTCAATCTGTTGTTCACTTGCAATCTTTGTCAATCGAATCTGTTCAGCCAACCAGTCGCGCACCTTGATGTAATTCTCCTTTGATTTAAAAGCATGACCTTTATACATGCCCCATCCATTTCCGCCGTGACCAGCCCGCACCCAGTACTCATAAAGATCATGCTGCTCTTCCAGCCAAACTTAAATTGTATTTTCCATTTCGTGCCTTTCGTGTATTTCGTGGGTAAAATCAACTAATCATCAGATCCCGTTCAAGCTTCGCCCAGTCCGGTGCGACTTCATCCGCTTCATCCGCAACCGTCCTGACCACCGGCATTGCCGTCCCGAAGGCGAATGCTTCCTTGGAAGCCGTCTCGCCGACCGATGTCTTGGCCTTCACGCCGCGCTCGTCAAACGCAGCAGCCTTGGCTCCGATCAGGGCGCGTGACCCGCGCTTGATCATCCGGGCTTCCTCCCTTGAATCCTTTGCGCCTGCCATCCAGAGACCTTCTGCGCTCTTCCAGATCATAGGCGCTGGACTGATGCAGCCTGCAGCCGGATCAATGACATGCCCCTTTGGGTATTCCTGAAAACGCTCTGCCAGTTCAACGACTGCACCGGACTGTATATCGGTCGGGTCAAAAGATACCAGCGCCTTAGCCCCGTCAAACATATAGCCTTGAGGCATGGCGAAAAGATAGGGATGGTTGAATCCGAAAGGTGAGCAAGCCGTGACTTGTATCAGGCCGCCTCTGAAAATTGTCCTTACCTCGCGGACTGGAAGAGCGAACGCACGGAGAGAGGATTCAAGCTTGTGCCCGTAGCCGATGCCCTTACGTGAGGAATATTCAGCTGCCGGAACCCATGAACCGTAAAGGTCGTTTTTGCTCTCAACAAGATCATTGTTCATCCAGGTTATGCTCTTATCCAAGACATTGAGAAACTCCGGCAACGTCGGGAAGTACTTACGCGGATCATCGCGCCCTTCACGGCAGGCAATCCACTGCTGGGTCTCAGTCTTCATTTCGCCCCTGAAACGTCCGATCTGACCGGAAGGCAGATTGACTGACATGACTCCCCAGAATTTATTAAACCACTGTTCGATAAGCTTCTGATTCGGACGTCCCTTAGCGGATATGACCTTGACACCTGCGGCCTTCATCATGTCAAGTGTCCGCCCCGCTTGCCATGCACCGCCTTCTAAAACGATTTCGTCAGGGGCGTATCCGTTCATCCTCCAGGAGCGTTCAATCGCCGCGCATACGTCAGAGGTATTGTACGCGTCATTGTTGCGCATGACGTAGGAATACCCCTTGCAAAAGCCCGTTGCGCAATCTATCGCGCAGAGGAACTGATAACGGGCCACCCGGCATCCGTACTTCACGACGCACGGATCCTTGCCGCGCACCCAGTCAACGCACACGCCGACGTTGACGCTAGCATCATCCCATACCTCACGCTGCCCAGGGACAAGCGGAAGGTTTCCATCCATATCCATTCTCAGGAATCCAGGGCAGAAGTGCCCGTTATTCTGTCCGGCCTTCGGATCGCGGTACCTGGCAACAACTGCATTGCCGATACGCATAGCTTTCTTCACCGATGAAGGAAGAGCGCTCCGCTTGCTCGCCCCCAGGATAGCCTCCCGGACTTCCGTCCGTAACGGGGACGTTGGTTCCTTGGCGGCCATCCGAGCCGCTAGAGTCATGGAACCCATGTCTTTCCGGCTATTGCTCTTCAGGTAAAGCTTGCGCAGATAGTCAGCCTCTTCGGAATTGACCTCGCACTTCGGAGGGCGACCAGTCCGCTGCAAGTCTGCCAGCCCGTCAAGCCCGGCTGAACGCTCCCGTTCATCCAGACGGGTAAAAGCCTGAACCGTCAAGCCAGATTCTGAACAGGCAAAAGCAAGACTCCATCCCTGGGATACGAGCCTTCTAATATTATCAAGTTTCGCCTTACGTTCTAACTGTGTTTTGTTCATGGCTTTTTACCGTATTACGACATGATCTGGTTGATATGCTTCGCAACCTCATCCTTCAACTGCTTCCATCTGGCAATGAAATGCTCTTGTTCCTTACGGTTAGCATCGTGGATGCACACAACCGAACGGCTAATAGTCGCCATTGCATTAAGGAGCAGTTTCGCATGATCAGTCGGAGAGCGTTCCGTCCCGGTTGTGGATGCCGAGCTTGAAGCAGCAGCCCTCCAACGGCGTATCGGTGTATCCCCCTTCATGACGTTGTCCAGGGATATCTTCATAGAGGCGACCTGCTTATCATTCGCTTCATCCCATACGATTGTCTTATGCCCATCCTCTTCTTTGGTCACAGGAAACTTGGCTGTGTACATCGCCCGAAGGAGCTGAATACCGCTTTCGACGTCCTGTTTACAGACGTGCAACCGATCGGAAATAGCCTTTGGCGTATAGGATGGCTCACATGAGTCAACCCCTCTCTTTGCTCCAGATTTATGGGGGTCGCTATTCTCAATAGCCTCTTGAAGAACGCATACTTGATGCAGTGCCAGATATGCCATTATGCGTTGGCCCGTTGTTACTTTACGGCGCATCGTATTACGGTAGACGCAGAAAGTATCAACATCAGCCCCATTCATCATGAACTGATTACAGATGGCCGTTTTAGCGCCTTTAGTCCTTAACCATTTAAGCCGTCCGCAGCCATCTAGAACGAAGAACTTATCAGGATCAATATCATGTTTACAAATTGTCAGAGGGTCATACCCCATAGCATCCATGGCATCAGATGCACAGGCTCGGTCATCCTCATTAGCCGGGAGGGCTAGCGCAGCCGGATGCTCAATCAGATTCTCCAGCGCGATTTCAGACGTGCCCATATAAACGGGCGTTGTATCTTTAGGCTGAACCGGTTGATTCCTTTCGACATACGAACCGCAAGCCTCGCTTTTCGCCTTAGCATTACGGTCAGGACATCCGCCTTTTTTGAAGTAATGACAACCTGAACATGTCGCGTCTTTCTGAGATTCTTTGTGTTTCATTGTGTGTTTACCTTGCATTGTTTTTATTGCCCTTCTTTAGATTGCGTCATTAATAGCCTTACGCTCAGCAATTTCCGCATATCGTAAAAGCGTCGTTTGCGAGACAGTATCATCCATGACATAGCCAACATAAAAAGCGGCTTTTTTTGCAGAAACTCCAAGGGTTTGAAGAAGAATAAACCACCTTGCCATGATGGTAATCTGCTCCAATGTCCTTTTTTGTTTTCCCTTCATTCTCATATTCTCTGTGTCCTTTGTGTTCTTTGTGGTTAAAATTCTCTTTGCTACTTCGCCAGGCGCTCAATGACCGCCGACCATCCGATGATCACCGCCCAGCAAGCCATCAATAGCACTCCACCTGCAACGCAAATGCTCACTACCAACATGCAGTGCTGCGTCTTTGTCCATCCATCATCCGTCCAAACTTTTTGAATACCGTATCTCATGTGTGTTTCTCCCTAGAGGTTTCCCATCTCGTCCTTTTGCGAAGCCGCCAGTACGCCATCCAGCGCCGGGCGGAAAGCTGAGCAGACATCAGGCGGCATGATCATGCCGCGCAATGTCCCATTCCTAAAATTGACCATGCAAAACAAGCCGCTTCCTTGAGTCTCGGGACCGATGCACTCGGCAAACGCATCCTGCATCTTCTTAATCTGATCCTCATTCAGCGGCAAATTAAAGGTGTAGTACTTCATGCCATAGCCCTTTCCGTGTTTGCCCGGTGGCATCCGCAGGCCGACAGATCCGCAGCATGCCAGCACTGGGTCGGCTCGGCTGCAAACTCGCTGGCTGGCTGGATTGAGACGGCCATAACTCCGAACCGTGTTACCTCCGAAACTCTGAACGCCCAGCCGGATCCGCGTGGCGTGACCGTCGCCCGGCGAACGATCAGCCGGTCCGAGCAGGAATACAAACGCTGCCATCCACGTCCGGTCACATGCCATCCGGTCGACGGCCAGAATTCGTGAGTGCTGGGTGTTACCGTGATTCTGCTCTTAAAGATGGGTGTATCGTTCATGGCGACCTCCTTAACCTAGCGTGATTTCCACGCATCAATCATCGTGGTAATTTCTACACGCATAACCATGGCAAACTTAGCCGGAGCCTTGATGTATCCCGGATTGCGCATCAGGTATACGGTCAGCGCAACGGCGTTCTTGCCTTCCTCATCAAGCTGGCGATACCAGAGGTTATCGCCCCACAGCTCGTTGGATATCTTCGCAACCTCAAGATTCTTTTGATCACTCATGACTGCACCTCCGCGACCATGCTGGAGGCGAATACGCAGGCGGCGTAGTTCCGCGCTTCCATGGCTGTCGTATAATCCTTGACGATCTGATCGTAATTGTGACAATGCGCAGGCATTGATTTAACCTTGCGCTTCGCCCATTCAAATCCGGCATCCGCGTCCCGGTAATCCTTGAGCAGCTTCGTCTGTAGACTTGTAAGTGTGATTGTCTTTTCCATGATTTCAGTCCCTTTCTTTTTTCCGCTTGCTTATTTCCGTTCAATAGGTATAAGCTAAAAACCGTTCAGCAGCCCAGCGCCTCTTTTACATCACTTACGATGCGTTTAGAGAGTGGGCCGTTAAGCTTGCCCTGCATCGCATACCAGGCAGTACTCTTAGGCCATCCGCGTGACACGACGAATTTAAGGAGCGACCCATGACCGAGACGCATAGCCGAGATACGTGCTTCAATAATGTTGATGGGGGCGTGCTTCATTTTTTTTGGGGCTCTATGAATTGTGTTCATGGCGTGTATCTTATTAAGAGGGCTTAATAATGTCAATAACAAAATTAAGAGAACTTAATAAATTTTCTGATAGGCTTATTTTCCTGCGCGGAAAAAGGTCTAAAGCTGAATTTGCTAGGGAAATAGGTGTTTCTCAACCTCTTTATCACCAATGGGAAAACGGTGCAATACCGACCTATGATAAAGCACTCTTAATAGCAAAGGCGTGTAATGTTCCGGTAGACGTGCTGCTAACTGGACATAATGCAATGCACACGCTAACAGTTACACATCAGACAAACCGGACCGGGATAATAAGCTCAGAAGTCAAGGATGCTGGCGAGCCATACGGAACTTCTCAATGCGAAAACTGCGTGCTTCTGAAATCAAAACTTTCTGCCATGCAGGATCTGCTGGACAGGGCAAATGCATCCCTTGATATTTTCATCAAACACGAAAGAGAGAAGGCTAAGAAATGAGTAAGAAAAGCGGTGGTTGCGGCGGAACAATAGTAACGGTAATTCTTGTTATTGGAGGGTTCTCCATATTTGCATCGTTCATGGCAAAGAATAATAAGACTGAACCAGTCCCAGAAACTGGTACTCCCAAACAAGTCCAAAAGCCTGCTCCCGAAAAAAAGACAGTTAGCCCCGAAGATGCTGAGAAGATCAAAATAAATAAGGCGGCGCAAGACGCTTATTATTCAGGTCGCAAGTTTATCGAAAATACATTGAAGGTTCCATCCAGTGCAAAGTTTTCAAACTTTTATGGAGACGAAAACACAGGATCCAGCAAAAACGATAATGGCAGGTATATCTCCTGGGGAACTGTTGAAGCTCAAAACGCTTTTGGTGTTCCATTGCGCGAATCCTGGAGAACCGAGATGCAAGCCGAAGGCGATAAGTGGCGTGTCGTTTATGCCAGGCTTGGTAATAAGACTCTGCTGGATACACGAAAAGAGTTTGTAACGGAGGAAATTGCCAGTACCAAAGAGTTTATCGGACTCACAAAAGAGCAGATGATTGCAAAGCTCGGGGAACCGATTAAGCAGATCAAGGAAAACAATAGCCCGGATGGTTCATTCATGATCTACACCTATTCCGAAGACAAGGGCAAGGAAACCTTTTTCACGATATTCTTCAAGGATGGAATCATTTCAAGCGGAATGTATAATGGAGTATCCTTCAGCAAGTAATTTAAAGTACATATAACACGACCCGAGCCGTTCACCTTAACCGGTGAGCGGCTTTTTTCTTTGTGTTTTTTGTGTTCTTTGTGGTTAAACATTAGGGCACCATCCCCACACACACGCGCACGTTTATAATGAATATGCCATGATGCGGCCTCATTCATAAGAGACCGACTCCCGGCGGCGGGTGGTGAAGCAATCCAGTCCTTTCGTTGATGATCCACCCGCCGCCTTTTAGAAAGGCAACATCATGGATACAGCGACAACGATCATATCAGGCCTCGTGACCATCGGCGCGGCATTCGCGACATGGCTCGTCTCTAAGCGCCGCGAGGCAAATAAGCAGCAATCCGAAAAGAACGCCCTTACACAAGCCGTCTATTCCGGCGATAAAGACGCACTTAATAAGCATCTTCGTAATTCGCTCTGCATCGGTTTCGCATTGCTATTTCTAGCCGGTTGCACGACGGCCCCTGTCTACGTTCCAGCCGACCGCGAGGTTTATCCGATGGTCAGCACCAACAACGTGCCGGGCTGGTTCGTTCCGAACGCGGTCATGGATGACATCTGCCGTAAGCTCTACGATGTCAAGTATGGCGAGGCTTCAAAGTGATTTGGCAATTCCGCCAAAGTTAAAGGAGATCAGTTATGTGGAAATCAGTATGGACATGGATTACAGGTGCGGCTAAAGCTCTCTGGGAATTCATCGGCCCGAGCGTCAAGGCCGCCGCAATCGAATTCGTGAACGACAAGGCACTTCAAGCCGCAGCCCTCGGGGCTGTGAAGGCTGCAGCCAGCAAAGCACTGAAAGGTGATGATGCATGGGCCGTAGCCCGTGAGGTTCTCATGGATCAGCTCAAGCAGACGGGTAAGACCGTCGCGGATAACTGGGTTGACACCCTGCTGCAGAATGCCTATTTCGCATTCAAGAACCAGAACTAATATACAAAGGGCACTCCGGGGACGTCCACCCGGAGACGCTAATAAGGCATTACTCTATGGAAACAGAAACTCTCACAGTCGGCGCAAGTGCTGGAATACTATCAGCAATCGGAGCTTGGCTTGCAATGTACCTGAAAACCCGTGTCACACAGAAGGTTGACGTGCAATCCCAGCCGCCGACACGTCTTGAGCCGAATCCCCTGGAGGTGCGCCTTGTTGATAAGTTTGTAACGCTAGAAGAGTTCACCGCCTTAAAGCAAAAGAATAGCAGCGCTCACATTGATCTGTTTGCAAAGGTAAGTGACTTTGTTCCCAAGAAAGATTTTGAAGCTCATGCCCTGGAGGATCGTGGAGACCACGCCGAATTATTCCAGACGCTTCGAGCGCATGAAGCCAGAGACGCAGACAACCGAGCCGGTATCAGCCAGCAGCTTGGCAACATTGACGGAAAGCTTGAACTGATTATTGCAACGATGAAAGGACATAAGTAATGAACCCACGTACAGTCATTCTTGCATTCCTGGCCGGACGCTCTCCGGCAGCCTACAGCGAAGAGGCTATCAAAACTCGGGTTACTGCCAGCGGACTTCTGGACGCTACGCCCACCTCGGTCAACAGTGAGCTTTCCTATCTCGCCTCTGATCGCATGGGCAAGCTTGTTGCAGTCGATGTAAACCCCGCATCCATGGAAGCCGTATGGTACGCTACACCCGAAGGCGTAAGCCGCTGGGTTCGGGACGGCCGTCTGCACGTCGGTTAAGGAGCACCATGAATACACGCTACTACAGATCAAAGATTGGCCGCCTTCCTTTCGCCATCCGCAACGAACTGAACGAACGGATCAGGGACGGCGAGAAGGGCAGCGACATTCTCGCCTGGTTGAATACGACCAAGGAATTCAAAGCCGTCGTGAAGTCCGAGAAGTGCGGCCCCCTGATCCCCCAGAATCTGACAGACTGGCGGGATACCGGTTATGCCGACTGGCTCACGGATCAGGGCGAAGCCGACCGCCTGCGCCGCGTCACAGAAAGCACGATGACTCTGATCCAGGCCACCGGCGGCGACCCGTCTACCGTAGCCGCCCGGATGGCAGCCGCCTCGCTGATCGACGCGGTGACGCAATCCGAAAGCCCCGAAGCCCTGAACAACGCCGCCCGTTCAATCGCTGCCCTCCGCAATGCCGAGCTATCCCATGAGAAGAACCAGCTTAGCCGGGAGAAGCTGGCCATGGACGGCCAGACCCTGGAACTCGCCAAAGCCAAATTCCGGCGCGAGACCTGCGGACTCTTCTTGAAGTGGCAGGGCAACAAGGCCGCCCAGGCCATTGCCAAAGGCCCCGGCACAAACGATGACAAGATTCAAAAACTCCTCGCCTTCATGGACAAGGAAGAACAAGCGACATGAACGAACTCCCCAAACCATTCTACCAGTCTGACCGCGTAACCATCTATAACGCGGACTGCCTGGCCGTGCTTGCGTCCATGCCGGACAAGTGCGCGGATATGTTTTTCACAGACCCGCCTTATGGCCACAACAACAACAACAACGGTGACCTGATCGCAAATCGGGAAAAGGCTTTAGGCCAAAAGAAGGTTGCCGATGTGGCGCGTCCGATATTAAATGACGGCGAAGAAGCGGACGGAATTTTCTTGCTTTTTCTATATCGCGCTAAAAGAATTTTGAAAGATAGCTGCTGCTGCTGCTGCTGCTGCTGCGGCGGCGGCGGCCCAGATCCGATGTTCGCCCGGTGGTCGCTGGCCATGGATAGAGTCATGACGTTCAGGCAGCAGGTCGTATGGGACAAGGGGCCTATCGGGATGGGCTGGCAATATCGGCGGTCTACCGAGTGCGTGCTGGTTGCGACAAAGGGAAAGAAGAGCATGCGCTTTTTTGATGACTCGCATAAGATTGAAAACATCATCCGGCCCGGCATGCACGGCATTAAAAAGATTATCCCCTCAAAGCGCCAGCACCCGACAGAAAAACCCGTCGCCCTTCCGGCGTTCTTTATCCGTTTACACTCGCAACCAGGGGAAACCGTAGTTGACCCGTTTATGGGGCATGGTTCAACAGGCTCGGCATGTCTTAAGCTGGGCCGTAAGTTCATCGGTATTGAGCTGGATAGCGACCACTGCCAGAAGGCAGCCGAGCGTTTGCAGAAAGAAGAGGCCGCCCTATGACCCTAGCCCCCTACCAGAAAGAGCTGATCATGACAGGCCGCGACTACGGCATGCTGCTGATGCTCTGGCGCCGTCAGGGACGCAAGACTACCACGTTCGCCTGGCAGGCGCTGCGCTGGATGCTGGAGCATCCCGGCTGCCTCGTGACCTTCAGCACCTGCGCCCTGGCATTGGGCGCTGAGTTGACGGAGCGCGAGGTTCAAATGCTGATGACCATCATTGACACGATCAAGAGCGAGTCGAATGCAGCCATTCAGGTAGAGACCGAAGCCGATAAACTCCCCTGGTATGATGTCGCCGACCTCTTCACCCGTAACCGCTTGGAGGTCACGATCCACCACGACCGCACCACGCGCAGCCGTACCAAGATCATCGCCGCAAACTATGCCACCGCGCGCGGTTATTCCGGTTATGTCCTCCTGGACGAAATAGGCTTCATCCGGGACTTCAAGCTTTTCTTTGAAGCCGTTGAACCGATCTTTTCTTCTAACCCCGCGTACCGTCTCTGGATGGCGACCACGCCGCCGGAAGATGACGCCCACTTTTCTTACGAGCTTTCTGCGTATCCTCCCGGACGTGAGTTCATTGCCAACCCCCGAGGCAACTGGTATTCAAACGACAGCGGCCTGCCCGTGCACCGCGTATCCGCCCAGGATGCAGACCTTGCCGGCGTAAGGCTCTATGATCCAAAGTCCCGTCAAGTCGTATCCCCCGAACAGCACCGCGCCAAAGCCCTGGACAAGACGGCATGGGACCGCAACTATGGATTGATCTTCACCCAAGGCGGCATCAGTGCCGTTCAGTTACTGCCACTGTCACAGGCGCAAGCAGCTGGATACGAGCTTGGCTGCCGGTACTATTGCGATGACCTCCCCTCTATATGGTCCGAGAATCTGGATCCCCGTTATGAGACCACCGTGGGAGCCGATCCGGCCACCACCGAAAAAGAGAAGTCCAATCCTTTCGGCGTGGCAGTAGACCAACTCATTAACGGCAAGCATGTCGGCAAGATGTTCCTGCGCTTCCGTTCCTCCGATCCGGTCAAGTGCCGTATGATGCTCAAGCAGATATGCCTGGATGTCAAGGCCACCGGATCAAAGCTCCGGTGCCTGAACATTGACGCGACCTCCGAACGCTTCTGGGCAGCCGAAACCCGGACGGCAATCCAGGAGCAAGGCATCTGCCCCGTCAACCTGATTGTATCCTCCGAGACTGTAGAGCACCTGAACGAAACAATGACGTTCAAGACCTACCTCGGCAACATCGCCATTAA